GGGGATAACCCTAGACGCGCATCTTTCTTGGCAAGGATGGGCAATATGCCGGGGCCAGAGTACAAGAACGGCGAACCCACAAGACTCCTCCTGAGCCTAAAGGCATGGGGAGCAAACAGTAAGGCCGATGCCAAAGCAAAGGCAAAGGCAATATCCGAACGAAACAAAAAGAAGTAAGATTGAGATAACTCAACTTACGCCCGATGGCCCGAAAGGAGTCGGAAACATGAATAAACAAACTAGCTCAAATTTCGGCAATCTGCCAGGAGCGGGCCCAGGAAGGCCCAAGGGATCGGTCAATAAAGCCACTCAAGGCGTCAGAGAGATGATCTCAATGGTGGCAGAGCAAAACGCGCCAAAGTTCGCAGAATGGCTTAATACCGTCGCAATGGGTGATGGGGATAAGGTAAAGCCAGACCCGGCAAAAGCCGCCGATCTATATCTCAGAGCGATTGAGTACCACATTCCCAAGCTGGCCCGTACTGAGGTTACTGGCGAGAACGGAACTCCGATTGAGATGATGGTCTCATGGGCAAGCGAGAAATCGTAATCCCGTACTCTCCTCGAGAGCCACAACTCGCCATCCACCAGATGATGCGGGATCACCGCTTTGGGGTGGTGGTGGCTCACCGACGGATGGGGAAGACCGTTGCCGCTCTGAACCACATCATTCGGGATGCGGTGGAGAACCGTAAGGAAGCTCCCCGGTATGCTTACATCGCTCCGACCTATGGGCAGGCAAAGCGGGTGGCCTGGGACTACCTTCTGAAGTACACAGAGCCTCTAGGGGCGACCCCGAACATCTCGGAACTCCGCACGGACTTCTGGGGGCGCAGAATCCAGCTCTACGGCTCAGACAATCCTGACTCCCTCCGAGGCCAATACTTCGATGGCGTCATCATTGACGAGATTGCCGACCAAGACCCGCGAATCTGGACTGACATTGTTCGTCCCGCGCTGTCAGACAGGCTGGGATGGGCGCTGTTCCTGGGAACCCCAAAGGGATCAAACCACTTCAAAGACCTGAGAGACCAGGCCGAGGAAGAGGAAGACTGGGGCTTGCTGGAGTTCAAAGCCTCCCAGACCCACCTTATCCCTGAGACAGAACTGCACGCCGCTAGGCGGGAGATGGGGCAGGACAAGTACAACCAGGAGTTCGAATGCTCCTTCCATGCCGCTGTTGAGGGTTCTTACTATGGGGCGTTAATCAACGACCTGGAGGAGAAGGGCAGGCTCACGAACATTGACCGGGACGATCTGACCCGGACATTCACCGCTTGGGACTTGGGTATGTCTGACACCACCGCGATCTGGGTGGTTCAGGTGGTCGGCCAAGAGTACCGAGTGATGGATTTCGTGGAAAACCACGGTCAAGGGCTGGATTGGTATGTGAACTGGCTCAAAGAGAATAAGTGGCATACAGCCGAACACATCTTGCCTCATGACGTAGAAGTGCGAGAATTGGGGACAGGACGCAGCAGAAAGGAAATGCTGCAAGAGGCAGGGCTACAAATAACGGTTGCTCCGCGCTTGTCAGTTGCAGATGGAATCCAGAGCGTCAGACGCATTCTCCCGAAGTGCTGGTTTAATGTGCCGAAGGTGAAGCAGGGTCTAGACGCGCTCAGGAACTATCGGCGCAACTTCGACGAGAAGAGAAACGTATTCTTTGACACACCGCTACACGACTGGGCCTCTCATTCGTCCGATGCGTTCCGATACTTCGCTATCGGGATTCACGAACAGGGCGACTGGAGCAAGCCGATTAGCGTTAACACAAGGTGGGTGGTCTAATGTGGGCAACGCCTCAAGGCAACATCAACGCCAAACTCGCGGAGCTGGAGCGACGCATCAAAGCGTTAGAGGAAAAGCATGAATCAAATCAGCCTGAAAAGCCTGCTCGAGGCCGAAATCGATGGAGCGATCGGGTATCTCCAAACGGAGACAACCGAGCAGAGAACCCGGTCACTTGAGTATTACCTTCGTTACCCTTACGGTAACGAGGTAGAGGGTCGAAGCCAGATCGTCACCGGAGAGGTGGCAGAGGTCATTGACGGCGCGATTCCTCAACTGATCCGCATCTTCACCGCCTCGGATGACATCATCCGCTATGAGCCTGTCGGCCCCGGTGATGAGCAGGGCGCGAATCAAGCCACGGACTACTCGAACTGGGTGTTCTACAAGGACAACCCTGGGTTTGCCATCCTGCATGACTGGTTCAAGGATGCGCTGCTCGAGAAGGTCGGCGTGGTCAAGGCTTACTGGGACAACCGGATTGATGTTATCAAGGAGACCTACGAGAACCTGACCGATGACGAACTCACGATGCTCCTGGCAGACGGGACTCGGGAGATCATTGAGCAGGAAACCATCGTCACTCCCGTCATGAACATTGACGGAAGTCCTGCGATTGGGTTGGACGGTATGCCGATGGTACAGGCATCTCACACCGTCAAGGTCAAGAAGAAGAACCAAGTCGGACGGGTGGCGATTCAGAACATTCCTCCCGAGGAATTCCTGATCTCCAAGAAGGCCACAACGATCCAGGACTCTCCCTTCGTCGCTCACCGCAGACTGATCCCTCGGTCTGACCTGGTGGCGATGGGCTTCCCGGAAGATGTTGTCCGCGACCTTCCGGCCTACGACGATCTGAGCTTCTCTCCTGAGCGGGTGGCTCGGTACTCCGAGGGCGAACAACCCAGCCAAGACGAAAGCCTTGACCCTGCCATGCAGGATGTGGAGGTGTACGAGTGCTACATCCGCGCAGACCGGGATGGTGATGGTCTGGCCGAGCTGCTCCAAGTTTGGTACGCCGGAAGCGAGATTCTCGAGGAAACGGAGACAGACTACATTCCTTTCCATAGCCTCTGCCCGATCCCTGTCCCGCACAAGTTCTATGGCTTGTCCCTCGCGGATAAGGTCATGGACTTGCAGCTACAGAAATCCACGATCACCCGTCAGATGCTGGATAACCTGTATCTGACGAACAACTACCGGGTCGGTGCGGTGGATGGACAGGTAAACCTGGACGATCTCATCTCTCCCACGCCTGGTGGTGTGATTCGGATGAAGAACCCCAATGCGGTGGTTCCGATGGCGGTTCAGCCTGTGGCGAATCAAGCCTTCCCGATGCTCGAGTATCTGGATGCAGTCCAGGCCAAGCGCACGGGTGTTTCGGATGCTACGCAGGGTCTTGATCCAAACATCCTCCAGAACGTCACCGCTACGGCTGTGGCTGCGTTCCAGAACGCCTCTGCTGGCAAGATGGAACTGATCGCTCGGAACTTCGCTGAGACAGGCGTAAAGAGTCTGTTCAAGGGCATCCTTCAACTTCTGTGCAAGTACCAAGACAAGCCCCGGATCATTCGGATGCGCGGTGAGTACATCCAAATGGATCCCCGTGAATGGTCGAATCAGTACGATGTGACCATCTCTGTGGGTCTTGGAACTGGCAACAAGCAAGAGCAGATGGCGATGCTTGCGATGATCCTGGACAAGCAGGAGCGGATTCTTCAGCAGTTCGGCCCTGCCAATCCTCTCGTTACAGTCGGTCAATACCGCGAGACTCTTGGACGGATGATCGAAGCCGCAGGGTTCAAGGACTCGGCGACCTTCTTCAAGCCCGTCACGCCTGAGATCGACCAGGCTCTGAGCAATCCTCCTCCGCAGCAACAGCAACCTGATCCGGCCATCCAAGCGATGATGATGCAGGCTCAGGCCCAGTTGGAGATTGACCGCGAGAAGGCTTTGGCCGATATTCAAGCCAAGCGAGAGAAAGCGGCTGCTGAGATTCAACTAGCCCGAGAGAAGGCTGCGGCTGAACTGGAGCTGAAGAGGCAGGAGTTCGAAGCCGAAGTCCAACTCAAGGCCGCAAAGATCGGCGCAGGCATCTCCTCCAACATTGAGATTCCGGGGTAAATCATGGCAATCACCATCACCGCACTAGGCGACTCAACCACTTGGGGGTACAACTCAGGAAATCAGGTTCAAAACAACATGGTGACAACAGCTCAAGAAGAGCTGAGCAAGGCATTAAAGTCGCCAGTTGACATCATCAATCGTGGACAGAACGCGACGACCCTTGGGGACGCGATCTCTAACGGCAACCTGTACGCTGCGGCATCTGACCCGAGCAATGTGGTTATCCTTAACTACGGGATGAACGAGGCTTATCGTCGAGTCAATCCTGAGCAGTTCCGTCAAAATCTTTTGGACGCTGCCGGATACCTTCAAAGCCTTGGGAAAACGGTTGTTCTACAGACACCAAACTTCACAGCCAACCCTGACATTCCCAATGTTGATGTGTATGCAAATGTCATTCGGGATGTTGCTGGTCAATACGGGCTTGCCGTTGATGACAAGTATTCAGCCACTCAAAGCGCAGAGTTCAGCCAAAACGATCTGACTCACCCGACTGCTCAGGTTTATCAGCAGCTTGGCCGCTCACTTGCATCAACTCTTCAGCCGATTGTTTCTGGCCAGTCACAAGCTGCAACACAGCAACCATTGGCCGCTCAGTCTCCAGAAGGATTGTTGTCCACAGCAGCACCGTCAGCTCCTGCTGGGCAGCAATTCTCAGGACTGTTTGAATCTGGCGATGTGCTTGCAAATCAAGCACAAGAGGTTCTTGCCGCAAGTGGACGAGCAAATGATCCTCGCTTTGCAGACGCAATCGTCGGCAGCTTTACGCAGAACGGCATCACCTACAACGTCCAAGGCGATGGGTCGATTCAAGGATTTATTGAGACACCAACTGGAGCATATTTGTCTGCCGGGTTCACGCCTACCGGACAACAGGCCACAGAGGAACTCAGCAGTCAGTTTGAGCAGACCTCGACAGATCGACTGCTTGGAACTCTGGCAAATGCCGCCATCGCCGCAGGAACCGCTGCTGGCCTTGGCCCTGCCGGAGTTGGCCTGATGAGCGTTCCCGCTGCCGCCGCGACTGGAGCAGGATTCACGACTTTCGCCAATAGTGGCGATCTCGCCCAAGCTCTTAGGGCCGCAGCATTGGCCGGAACGACAGCTTTTGGGATAGAGCAACTGTTCCCAAGCGCCGTACAAACTGCCGCGAAAACCGCCACCGATCTAGCTCAGGCCGGGGCTTCTCAGGCTGAAATCGCTACCGCATTGGTGGATCAAGGCGTAAGGGCTGGGACTGCCGCATCTATGGCAAGCGACGCCCTGGCTGGTGCTTCAGCATCACAAATTGCCTCGGATTTCGCCGGTATTGCCATTGGCGGGACTACTGCCGCATCTACATCGCTGGCCCCGAATGTGGTGGAGGTTTTGGGTTCAACCGCTGCTCCTGGTTTGTTGGCAACCGCCGCGCCTTCATTGGCTGGTGCTGCCGGTGGATTGCTTGGTACTGCTCAAGTTCCTGCACAACAAGCCCCCGCTGTAGTGGCACAAACTGTTCCGGTGACATCCTCAGCCGCCCCGGTTGAGTTGCAGTCAATTGCTCCTGCTGCTGCGGGTGGACTATTAGCCCCTACGCAAACCGTTCCGGTGCAAGCCGCCACAACTCCAGCTCAAACGCAAGCAACCACCCCAGCCGCTGCTGCTGTTGGTGGTTTGTTGACTCCCACGCAGACGGTTCCAGTCCAGGCCACAAACATCCAGGCTCAGACGCAAACTACCGCGCCGACAGCCGCCGCTGTTGGAACGCTTGCTCCTACACAGACCGTCCCGGTTGAGTCCCGCACCATCAAAACCGAGACTCCAAGCATCCTGGCTCCCGCTGCGGCAACCGTAATCACAACTCCTCGAGGAGAGGTTCCGGTCACCACATACGAAGTTCCACGCTCATCTACAGGCCCAATCGAGGGAAGTACGACGATTAATCCTCTGTTGGCGCTAGGGCTTTTGGGGCTTGCGGGAACTGCTTTGGCTGGTGGTGGATCGACGGGCGCGCCTGTTGACCAAGCGGCTTACGACGCAATTGCTAGAGGTCGCAGCCCTGTTTATCCTCGCGGTCAGTTCACCCCGATATCTCTTGGCGGTTTGCCTGGGATGGGCGGGATGGGTGAAATCGGTGCTTACGATTACTTCGGGCCTTACTATGGCGCGGGTAGATTCGGCGCTCGCCCACAGGCATTTGCTTTGCCAGGACTTCTTGGGCCTCAGATGATGTCTATTCCGACAACGCCTAGCAGGAGCGCAGCAGTTTGAACAAGTCAGAACGGGCTAAAACGCTTCTCGGTGACGAATGGTTTACTGGGGAGATTGATTCGATCCGGTCAACACTTATGAGTGTTATTACCAATTCGGATGAGATGGACATAGACATTCGTGAGCGAGCCTATTTGAAACTTCGCTTACTTGATGAAATAATGGGGCACTTTTCCGCAATTGCTTCCGAAGACCAGATGGTCAAGAAGCGGTGGAAAATCCTCTGATGCGAGTCTGACGCTTTCAGACACAACTGAGGAACGAAATGGCTGAGAACATGGCCCCGGAATCCGGGAATGTCTCGATGACGGTAAACGAAGCCGCAGGCGCGTTTTTGGGACTGATGGAGCCGACGGAAGCTGAACAAGCCGCCCCGCAAGCTCAAGAGGAACCAGAACAAGTCGAGGCGTCCGAACCCGAGGTGCTTGAAACCGAAGAAGTAGAGGTAGAGCCTGAACCACAGCGATTCCGAGTGAAAGCCGCTGGTGAGGAAAAGGAAGTCACCTTCGACGAATTGGTGGATGGGTATCAAAAGGGGCTGGACTACACCAAGAAGTCACAGACTCTTGCCGAGCAGCGTAAAGCTGTAGAAGCTGAGAGGATGGCCGTAGAGCAGGCAAAGCAGGCGCGGGATGCCTACGCGCAAAGGCTGAACCTGATCGAAGAGTTCATCAGTAAACAAGACACCGGGGAAAATCTCGAGGCGTTGAAAGAGACAGACCCCATTGGTTATGCCGTCAAGGTAGCCGAGCGCACAGAGCGCGAGAAGCAACTTGCGATGGTTCAGGCAGAGAAGCAGCGTATTGCTCAACAGCAAAACGCCGAGCGTCAAGCCGAACTAGCCCAAGCTGTTCAGCGTGAAGCGCAGCGACTTGCGGAGGTGATTCCTGACTACGCGCACCCTGAGAAGGGAACCGAAGTCAAGAAGATGGTTCGAGAGTTTGCTAGGTCGATCGGTTATTCCGAGCAAGAACTGGCAACCGCTTACGATTCTCGAGCTGTTCAGGTTCTGTATATGGCCGCGCAATACGCGAAGTTACAGAGTCAGAAGCCTCAAGTAACCAAGAAAGTAAGTGAAGCGCCGAAGATGCTTCGTCCAGGCAATGCAGCGACTCAAAAGGTAGCGGCAGACGAAACAGTAAAGAAAGCTCATTCGCAGTTGAGGAAGTCTGGAAAAGTCTCCGATGCTGCGGCCCTGTTTGAACGTCTACTCTAAGGAAACATCATGACCACTTTTCGTACCTATGCCGCTATTGGTATGCGGGAAGACCTGAGCGATATCATCTATAACATCGCTCCCACCGACACGCCTTTCATGTCGTCTATCGGCAAAACCAAGGCTACCGCTGTTCTGCACGAGTGGCAGACCGACTCCCTGGCCGCCGCTAGCGTTTCCAACGCTGCTGTGGAAGGTGCTGACGCCACCACCGCTACCCTGGCTCCGACTGTTCGTGTGGGCAACCGCACCCAGATCAGCCAGAAGACGGTTGGCATCACCGGAACGCTGCAAGCCGTTGACAAGGCTGGCCGCAAGTCGGAACTGGCTTATCAGCTCTCGAAGGCTTCGTCTGAGATCAAGCGCGACATGGAACACATCCTGTTGAGCAACCAGACCGCCTCTAACGGCACGGCTGGCTCGACTGCCCGTACCCTGGGTGGCTTGCAGGCTTGGCTGAACAGCAACTTCGACGGTGGCACGAACTCCACGGCTGGTAACCTGGGCACGACCGCTCGCGTGGGCGGCACGGATCGCACCTTCACCGAGACCATCCTCAAGACGGTCATCAAGGAAGTGTACGAGTCGGGCGGCACGCCGAAGATTCTGATGGTCAACCCTGGTCACAAGCAGACCGTTTCGGCCTTCGCTGGCATCGCTGCCCAGCGTTACATGGCTCCTTCGGATGCTCCGACCACCATCATCGGCGCTGCTGACATCTATCTGTCGGACTTCGGTTCTGTGTCGGTTGTCCCCAACCGCTTCATGAACGCGAACAACGACTGCGCGGAGGTGGCCTTCGTGGTTGATCCTGAGTACGCTGCTGTGGCCTTCCTGCGCCCGTTCCAAACGAACGAGCTAGCCAAGACGGGTGACTCGGAGAAAACCCAGTTGCTGTGCGAGTACACGCTCGAGGTTCGCAACCAGGCTGCTCACGGTATCGCCGCTGACCTGACCTAAGCCGATCTATCGGTGACAACTAAGGGGGCCGGGGCAACTCAGCCCCCTTTTTCACATGAACACCAATTTAGAAGACATCAAGGTAGTCCACCGCAAGGCTCACGCCGATGACAATGGGGGCATCATCATTGAGAGCGCCCAGGATGTTGGCGGGATCGTTGAGTCCAATCGTAAGCAATTCAATGCTTATGATGAACGCGCTCGGTGGAGTGATGACCTGTTGGGCAATAAGATCGCTTCTATTCCCTTATCGGTGATTGACGATCTCAACCAAAAGGGCATCATGCGAGGGTTTCATGTTCTCGATCAGGCCCGTTTTAAGGCTTGGCTAAACCATCCTGACAACCGCGCATTCCGCACCCGTCCGGGGAGGATTTGATGGCAATCTCGACCTATTCCGATCTCAAGACCGCAGTTGCAGACTACCTGGCTCGGACTGATCTGACCAGCAAGATTCCTGACTTCATCACATTCGCAGAGAACCGCCTTCGCCGGGACTTGCGGATTCGTCAGATGCTCAAGCTCGTCAATGCAACGATGACCGCCAACGACTCCACGCTATCGCTTCCGAGCGACTTCCTGGAGATGCGGGACATCCATCTGAATACGACTCCAAACTCTGCTTTGGAGTACCTCTCTCCAAACATCTTCTATCGCAATGCCGACGCGACAAACACGGGCATTCCGAAGCGATATACCTTGTTGGCAAGTGATTTCCAGTTCGCGCCGATCCCGGACTCTGCTTACAACGTGCGGATGCTGTACTACGCAGCTCCGACCTATCTGAGCGACTCCAACACCTCAAACGTGTTCTTGGCGAACTGTCCCGATGCGCTGCTCTATGCTTCTTTGGGAGAGGCAGAGCCTTACATCATGAACGATGAGCGTCTGGCGACATGGGCTGCGCTGTATCAAAGGGCAATTGACACTATCAACGCATCCGATGATCGGGGAGAATACGCAGGTGTTCCCCTGACGATGACTCTGGCTAGGAGATAAAAATGGCTGAATTTTCCAACTATCTTGAGAATGCGCTAATCAATGCCGTTCTCCGCAACACTTCTTACACGAGTCCTGCAACGGTTTATGTGGCGCTATACACCACAGATCCGACTGATGCGGATACGGGTACTGAGGTGAGTGGAAACGCTTACGCCCGTCAATCCGTGGCGTTTTCTTCTCCGTCCAACGGGGTGACATCAAACTCGGCGGCTGTGGAGTTCCCCCAGGCTACGGGTTCGTGGGGAACGGTGGCCTATATCGGCCTTCGGGATGCCTCCTCGGGTGGGAATCTGCTGTTCCACACCGCTTTAGATGCCTCCAAAACCATCGCCACGGGTGATGTGTTCCGTATCGCCATTGGTTCGCTCACGGTCACGCTGACGTAATGGCCGATCTCTACCCACCGTGGTCAATTGACTCCCTTGATAACCTCAAGG